ACCTCATGCCGGACATGGAGCGCGGCGGACAGGTCATTCAAGAAACCATAGGACCCATTTCGACCACCTACGCGGCGGGGGCTCCGGCGGGAACACGGTTCTCGATTATCGAGGGGCTGCTTGCCCCGTGCCTGGTCGAAGCCGGGGTCCGGGCCGTCAGGGCGTGAAGGGAGTGATGATATGAAGCTGGCATTCAGAGGAGCGCTCACAGAGCCATTCGCGGTGAGCGGTGACAAAATAGGGGTCATTGTTCCGACCGGATGGAGTGCGGCGGGCATGACTTTTCAAGTATCGCATGACCGGGTCTCCTTTTTCGACCTCTACGGATACGACGGGAGTGCGGTGACGGAAGCGACATCGACCGTCACGGCAAATACCGCTATTTCTCTGGCAGGAATAGCGGAGCATCTCGCCCCGTTCCAATGGGCGCGGATTCGCTCCGGAGTCGCCGCAACGCCGGTCAATCAGGGTGCGGTCGCCGCGTCAAAGGTATTCACGTTCGATACCGGGAAGACGCTCACGATCACGAGCGGGGTCAACGGCATGATCGGGAATGAACTGTCGTTCTCGTTCGAGACAAATCTAAAGGACGATTTGGAGATTGTCGTATCCGGGACGCACGTGACAATCAAACTCGCGTCGGATACGTCATCGAAGAACAGCGCGGCGGCGATCCAAGCGTTGATACAAACGGCGACCATAAGCGATATTGACGTCACGACGCTGACCGTCGCGGAGAGCCAAGGGTATGCGGCGGCGCGTCCTGCGGCGACGAAGGCCGTGGCGGTGTATCAATTCCTCGACGAAGAAGAAACGCCCCTCGGAACGCTGACGTTCACCGCTGGAATAGGCGGTGCGGGAGGGAATTTCGTATCTGAAATATCCTGGGGAACGAATGACACGGACGAGCTTGCCGTCTCGATAAACGACCTCGGGAAGCTGGAAATTATGCTTGCTCCAACGACTGCGAGCAGCAACGCGGCCGCGGCGATTGCAAGCGCGATACAGGCGCTGACCGATACGCCGTTCGACGAGTTTTTAGCAGCTCTTGCGGTTGACGGTGATGATACGTGGGACGCCGCCCCCGCAACTGGATTTACTACTATTGGCAACCTTACCGAGGGCGCGACGGAGGGAGCCGACATAACGGTACCGGAAGGCGGGAATCTTTACGGCGGGGACCGCTTCGAGATCGAGCTGACGATTCGATGAACTGGCAGGCAAAAGCGGACAAGGCGACTGCGGCACTGAGAAAATTCGGGGCTGCGATCGCCTTGGTGCGTATTCAACAGGCAACGCCTACGAATCCATGGGACCCTCCCGCACAGACGGAAGCGAGCTATCAGGGCAAAGGACTTTTGCTCTCCTACGCCGCGCACCTGGTGGACGGCACGACGATACAGGCCGGAGACGTGAAGCTCATGCTCGCGGCGGATATCGCCACAACGCCGGTCGCCGGAGATTTTGTCGACGTGAAAACGGAGCGGTATAGGGTGGTGCGTTCGGAGCCGTTTCAGCCGGGCGGGGAGGTTCTGTACTACGACCTCCAACTGAGGAGGTGAGGACGTGGCGAATGCGAAGCAGTTTTCAATCGACCTGACGCGCTGGGGGGCATCGCTTGAGAAAGAACAAGCGCCGAAATTCATCCGCAAGATCGCGCTTGAACTGCTCAAAAAGGTGACGATGAAAAGCCCGGTTGACACGGGGCGCTTCCGGGCGAACTGGATGGTTGGTATCGGCGGCGCGGACGAGACGACAACTGATAGCACGGTCAACGACGCTGTGATGAGAGGTTCAATAATCCTATCGGCATACCGCGACCTCAAGCAAATACACCTCTCGAACAATCTCTCCTATGCGGCGGCGCTTGAGCATGGACATTCCATGCAGGCCCCTCTCGGTGTGGCTGAAATATCAGTCGAAGAGATTGAAGCGCATTTCAACGGGGGTGCGGCATGAATAGCAAATCAACCTTCGATACGCTTGCGGGTGCGTTTTCTACCGGCTGGAAGACGCTGAAAAGCGCCGGCCCCCCTGCGGTCTACGAGGTGAAAACGCCGATAGCATGGCCGAACGTCAATTTTACGCCTCCATCGGGGGCGTGGGTGCGTTTCAACGTGCTCGACGGGGAAGGCTCGTGGAGAAGCATAGGCTCTCCGGGAAGCAATCTCGCCGGGTACGTCGGTGTGGTGGTGATTCAGGTATTTGTCCCTCTCCTTTCTGGAGAATCGACCGCACGCGACTATGCAGATGCAGCAGCGGCGATTTTCCAAGGACAGGTAATCAGCGGTATCCGGTTCTCACCGGCAACCGCGCAAATTCTCAATACTTCGCTGGCAGACGGCTGGCATCAGATAAACGTCTCCATTCCATTCCGGCGGGACGTTTTAATTTAGCACAAGGAGGTAATCAAATATGGCGATAGCAAGCGCCGACAGGGTGCGGCTGGCGTATGTCGTGGAGAGTATCCCCGGCACAACGCCTACCACTCCCGCGCTGCAAATTGTCCGGCTGACCGGGGAATCGCTCGATGTGACGCGGGAAAATATCGTTTCCAGCGAGCTTCGAGCCGACCGGAACGTCATGGACCTGATACAGGTGGGCGGAGGAGCCGGTGGAGGAGTGGAGTTCGAGCTTTCCTACGGTACGTATGACGATTGGCTTGCAAGCGCTCTCCAAGGCTCTTGGGGCGGCGGGAGCGCGGCAGACCCGGACAAGATTGTGGCGAGCACGGACATGATAAACGGCGTCTACACGATAGCGGCTCAGCCAGCTACGCCAGCAAGAATCACCGTTACGCGAACTGTGGCTGGAAGCGCGGATACGGCAGGAATCGTTACGATCACCGGCACGGACGCAAACGACAATCCCATCACCGAAGACATCGTGCCGGGCGCAACGGGTGTCACTGTAAGTGGGCAGAAGACATTCAAGACCGTTACGCTCGTCGTCGGTTCCGGGTGGACAAGCGACGGCACGGCAGACCAAATCACCGTGGGCGTGGCGGCTATGCCTACGGTGCTGAAAAACGGCTCCACCCCGAAGAGCTTCACGCTGGAACGGACGCTTCTCGACCTTACCCCGAACGCCTACTTCCGCTTCAAGGGAATGCAGGCGAACGGGTTCAGCCTGACGTGCACCACAAAGGAGATAGTGAAGGGTTCCTTCGACTTCCTGGGCATGTCGGGAGAGGCTGCGGAAGAGGCGGTAGCAGGAGCATCGTATCTGTCCGCAAGTACAACCGAGGTGATGGACGCCGCGTCCGATTTCGCAGGGTTCTCCGTCGCAGGGCTTTCCGGCGTGCATGTGTCGAGCCTGAGCCTCGATGCGACGAACAACCTCCGCGCTCCGACAGCGGCGGGGAGCGTGGATGCGCTGGGGATCGGCGCGGGCCGCTTCGAGCTTTCCGGTTCGATTGAAGCATACTTTGAGGACATCGAACTGTACGAGGCGTTCCTAGACGGCGACGCTACGGCGCTGGCGTTCACTCTTGGCAGCACGGCGGGAGAAAAGTACACCTTTACAATACCAAACATTAAGTTCGAGACGGGGACCGTGCAGGCGCAGGGCAACGACAGCGACATCTTGGCCAGCATGACCTATCGGTGGCTGTACGACTCCGTGAACGGATGCACGCTGATGATTGAGCGAGGTGTGGCGTAGTGAGCGGACCTTACAGCGTTTTCCGGACCGACAAGGCGCTTGAAAAAGAGGGAATCATCCTCGACTACGGCGATTTCAAGATCAAGGTTGCACGGGCGGGCGGGGCGAACGCGGCGTTTCAGAAGGCGCTCACCTCGAAGATCAGGCCGTACAAGCGCCAGATCGACGCCGGAACGATCCCCGACGACGTAGCGGAAAAGCTCTTCCTCGACGTGTACGCAGAATCCGTGGTGCTCGGGTGGGAAGGTGTGACGGACGAGAAGGGCAAGCCGCTTCCGTTCTCCAAGGAGAACGCCGTCAAGCTTTTCAGCGACCTTCCCGACCTCTTCCGCGACGTACAGAATCAGGCTGCGGCTATTTCAAACTTCCGGGCGGAGGTCACGGAAGACACGATAAAAAACTGACGGACGCTCTCCGCTGGGAACTCCAGTGGGGAGCGTCTGTTTCCTTTCTTGAAGACCTCGCGGAACAGGGTGTCCGCGTGAAGTCGCTCGAATCGCGCCCGGAGCTTGACGAGGGCGTGATTTTCTTTTGGAACGCTTTTCAGATGCTCTCTCCGTCCCGCTCCGTAGGCATGGTGCTGGGCTGCATTCCGTTCTCGGAAATACTCGCGTTCTGCGATATGGCGGACGTGCGCGGGGTGGATGAGCGCATCGAATTTGTCCGCGTTATACAGGCGATGGACGCGGAATTTTTGAAGCATAAGCCCGGAGGAGGTGGGAAGAATGCCGGTGCTTGACGTAGTGGTGAACCCCTCCGGGGCGTTGTCCGGGGCGCGGACTGTACAGCGGAGTCTTGCCGACATAGGGCGGAGCGCCGTCGGCATGGAGCGCACAATGGGCGGGGCTGTGGGTCGCTTGAAGGGAATGCTCGCCGGGCTGGTCGCCGCCGTGGGGTTGAAAAATCTTGCGAAGGGTTTTCTTGACGCGGCGGTTACGGTGCAGAACTATCAGACCTCGCTGCAGGGCGTCATCAAGAACGCTGAAGAGACGAAGCGCGTCTTCGAAGACATCAACAAATGGGCGGCGTTGAATCCCGTCGATACGGACGACTCTATCCGCGCATTCGTCTTGCTGAAGTCCGCTGCGGTGAAAAACACGAAAGAGGCGGTAGAGGCGGCGGCGGACCTCGCTACGGTCATGCAGGTTCAGATCAGCGACGTTGCAAGCGCGATAGTGAGTATGAATACAATGCAGCTTCGGAAGCTGGGTATCCTCATAGACCAAACAGGGAGCAAGGCGATTATCCAGAGCGGGAATGTCCGGAAAGAAGTCGAGAAGGACACTGATAAAATCCGCGCCGGGCTGGTGGAACTTATTCAACAGAATTTCGGCGGCATGATGCAGTACGCCGGAAACAACTGGTCGGCGGTTATGAAGACGATGGGCGGTCAGTGGAACTTTTTGCAACAGAACATCATGGGAGCCGTCGGCTCGGGCGGTCCGTTCGACCGACTGAATATAGCAGTGATAGGCATCCGTGACCGCTGGAATGATTGGATGCAATCGGAGGATTTTAAGACCTTTGTCGAGCGGGTGCAGGGCGCGGTAATGCGAGCTATCGACTCATTGTTATCACTTGGAGACAAGATCGGCAAGGTTTTCGGCATGGTTCTTGAAAACGTGGACAAAATCATCTCCAGCCTCAAGGCTTTGGCCGCATACAAGATATCAGGGGCGCTTCTTGCGTTGCTCGGCTTGCCGGGCGGAGCGGTCGCCGCCGGGGTGGGAACGCTCGTTTACCTTTCCGACCAGTTCGAGACTGTGCAGAATGAAACGGAGCGACTAGAAGAGCAGGTAAAACGGCTGGAAGAACGTTCAAATTCTCTGGGTATTGCTCTTCGAGACGCGCTTTCGATGGGGAACGAGGCTGTTGCGTCTGGAATTCGGCGGGAATTGCAGCTTGTGACGGAAGACCTTGAGGGGCTTCGGGCCGCCGCGAAACTGGCGGCATACGACGCCGCTGCGGTTCTCCGTCAATCGGGGAGCGTGATAGCTGGCAAGGGAGTATTGCCTACACCGATAAAAACGCCGGAGCCTGATTCCGTATCACGAGGCGACTCCTCCGGTCCCTCCGCCGCCGAACGCCTCATATCCTCCATCCGCGACAAAATGCAGTATCTCTATGCGGACGGCAAGAGTTTCCTTCCCGTGCTTGACCAGTGGGCGGCGAAGC